TCTAGGTAGCGTGACTTGCCTCGCCCGATTGAATAGCCAAGAACCTTGTCTGTGACGTCATAAAACGCCACTCCACCGAGGAAGTAATCAGGTGTTCCGAGAACACCCTTCACAGGGTCGTCTAAGACGATGTATGGCAAGTCAGGGTTGCCAGAAAGGTCGAACCCGATTTCTACCCTGCTGACTGCACTCATGCCCTAGCGAATACCTTTCCAGAGGTGCGCTCGAACTTTAGAATCTCGTCAACAATCATCTGTCCTACGCGCTGACCGTCTGCACCCATTCCGGCGTTCACGGTCACGTTGTAGTTTACGGTCTTGCCCATACCGTTCATGCGGTCAAGCGGGATAACGGCTTCGGGCTTTCCTGCCTCGGCTAGGTTCGCGAGAACTCCGCCTTGACGTGGCATCACGATTCCACCGTCTGCAAGCTGTGGGATGTTAATCTTGCTTAGCTCTGGGATGTCGAAGCCAAGCTTGAAGGCAGGGGTAAAGGCTGTCTTTGGAACGTCAACCTTTAGCTTGTTCAATCCCCTGATCAGCGTGTTGATGCCTGTAATGACTCCGTTGACCAACCCCTGAATCAAACCGAGCAACCCGTTGATAATTGGCTTGATGAAGTCGCGTATGCCTGTAAAGATTGCCTTGAACGAAGTCGCGAACGGTGTCAGCTTTCGCATAATTGACGAAACAGCTTCGCCGATAAAGGTGACTGCCCCGCCGAATACCTGACCGATAACGGAGCTAACAGTCTGGAACGCAGGAATCAGAACGGTCTTTAGGAACTCGACCAGAATCGGCAGGACTGCGGCTAGTAGAGGCGCGAAGGCTGCAATCAAATCTACAATCGCAGGAATAAGCGCCAAGATTGCATCGTCTAGCAACATTAGGAATACCGGCATAAGCTCATCTAGAAGGTCGAGCAATACAGGCAATAACTCGTCAATCAAAGGCTGGAAGGCGCTTATAAGCTTTAGAACGGCTGGGACTAGCGGTTGTATCAAATCCTTGAGGAACTCGGCTAGGGGTGGCAACAGAGCCGCAATGACAGGCAAAACAGCGTCAAAGACTGCAATGAATACAGGCATCAGGTCAGCGACTAGTTCGGTGATGATGTTTACGATGTCAACCACTAGCGGAAGCAACGGAAGCAACGCACCAATAACTGTCGGGATGATTCCTGCAATAGCTTCGAAGGCAGGGGTAGCCTGGCGAATTGCAATGTCAAGCATTGGCCCGATTAGGTTGACGACAGGAATAAGCGCTGTGGTCAATCCTGCAAGCGCGGGGAGAACTGCTGCTCCGACTGTGGCTTGCATGTCCTTGAAGTTGCTTTGAAGGATACGCTGTGAGTTTGCCAGTCCGTCAGAGGTGTTAGCGAAGTCGCCCTGCACCTTTGCAGTTGACTGGAGTAGCAAGCCGTAGCGAGCCTGAACCTTCTCGGTTTCGGTTAGCTGCTTGCCAATCTCACCGATACCGTTTGCTGCTGCGTAAGCCTTGACCTCGGAATCGAGCAAGTTGATACCGAAGCGCTTTAGCGGTTCTGCCTCACCTGCAAGACCAGACTGGAATACTCGAAGCGCCTCGGCTACGTCAATGTTGAATACCGAAGCGAAGTCGGTGGCTCTGGTTGAGATGTCGGTAATGAAGCCTGATGCGTCATTCCCTGCGCCGACGATGCGATCGGCAAAGGCAGAGAAACGAACAGCCGCGTTGTTGAACTCAACCTGTGAAGTTCCAAGTGTTGTCGAAGCCGTTTCACCGAACTTTAGAATCCCTGCGGCAGAGTCACCGAAGGCAACGTTTACGGCGTTTAGCGATTCCTCTAGGCTTGATGCTGCACCAATAGAGTTCTTGACGAATGAGCCGACAGCCTGGAATGAGAACGCGGTTGCAATCAGTCCACCGAATTTGCCTAGCGTCTTTCCTAGCCCGCCAAGCTGACCCTGAATCTGTTGGATTCCCTTATCGTCAAACTTGGAAACAATGTTTAGGTTAATAGCCATTAGAGTTTGTTCTCCAGCTTCCGAAAGGTGTCGTTCAAGATGCGCTCAGCGATGTTGATAACGTCTGGCCTTAGCAACCTGAACTTGGCGTAAATGTAGCGACCGCCTTTGCCCTTCATTGGCTGACGTTCGTTCAAGACTCGGATAAGGCTTTGACCGCTTGCGGTGCTACCGCTTGTGCGTGATCCTGCAAGCTCGGCAATGTAAACTCCGCGACCTTCTTTTGGCTGAATACGAACAGCGACTAGCGAGTTTCCTGTTTTCTTAGAGCGACCAGGGGTGAAGGATGTTTTTGGCGTGACTGCGCTCCAGCGAGTTTCACCGGCGTTTCTAAAGCCTGAAAGCGGTGGGTCAATAGGAACTGCTGCTGCGACCTGCTGTGCGACTGGAGAAAGCTTTGAGCGCAGTTCTTTGCGAAGGTCTTTGACAATCTGTGGGTCAATTTCCTTGAGTGCCTTCAATGCCCTACGCACGTCGTCTGCGTCGAGTCTTGGGGTTTGTATCATTCTGGCACTCCTTACCGTTACAGTTTACCGCTTGCGCTGTTTCTGGTTCAGGTGTTCCAATAGACGACCCATTGTCCAAAGCATCCTTGGGCTTAGTTGCTCAAGTTCGCGCGGGCTGAGTTTGTATTCGTATGCAAGAACAGCAAGATGCCAATGCGCTGAGTCGTCGCCCAGCCCAACTATTTTTTTGCTTCGGCTGCCTCTACTGCTTCAACAGTTTCAAGCCATGCCTCGAACTCTAGGGCTGTTGCCTTAGTTCGGCTCTCGACATGCCACGCCAAGAACAGAAGGTGAGTTAGCTTCACGTTCTGCTCAAGGCGGGCAATGCTGAGGTCGAACTTAGTTTCGAACGCAACTAGATCAGCGGCGATTGCGGTGACAACTTTTTTAGTGCTGTCTGTGTAGGTTAGTTGTAGGTTGATTTGCATTTGCTTACGCGCCTGTTCCTCGGACTACCTCGCCGGATACTGGCCAAGATACCGAAAGGGTAGCTAGGTCGCCGACAGAGGAAGCAAAAGGCTGATACTGGGTTACTAGGGCGGTGAAGGTGTAAGTCGGGTTAGTCGCGCTTACAGTTCCAGAGGTCGGCTTGATGACAACAGTTGCCAAGCTTCCGACGATTGGGAAAAGAGTTGCGTCAATCGAACCTGCACCAAAGTCCTGGTGGAAGTCGAAAGTCACCGAAGCATCCTTTAGGCCCGCAATGCGAGTGCGGTAGGTGCTGCCGAAAGCGGTTGTGTCCTGCTCCTCGGCGGTGATGTCTAGTGTTGCGGCAGCCAAGCTCGTGCTGAGATCAGTGCCACCGATTGTGATGTTGTAGTCAGTTGCTACGAACTTAGCCACAGGGTTCTCCTTAGTTTGCGTATACGGTAATGACGAAATCCGCCATCATGTAAGTTGCCTCACCTAATAATACCGCACTAATGTTTGACATTTCTGAAACGCGAACATCGAAGGCGCTACCGTTGAGGGTCTTGTCGGACTCAACCGCAAGTTTGATTGACTGGTTACCAGTCGAGGAAGCGTAAGCATCTAGTCGGCGCTGTGCTTCGCGCTCGGCTGCCCTGCCTACGATAACCGAAACAATGAAGCTGTAAGTCGTTAGCCCTTTTGCCATAGCACCGTCATAAGAAACCGACTGCAACGAAACGACGGCCATAGGTGGCGAAGGGTTGTCCGGTATCTCGGCTGAAACTCTAAGCCCTGAGATAGTGCCGAGATTGGTGGCGATACCTGCTCTTAGGTCTGCGATGCTCAAGCGAATCGAACCTTCTTGTAGGCGTGAATCATTGCCTCAACGTCAGGATCAACACGACCGACACGAATAACGCCGAGGTCGCTGAATCCTGCAACGCCTAGCGGTGAATCGTTGCGCTTGAAGATACGGCTTGCAAGAATAACGGTGGCTTGCTTGATTGCGGTAGGGACTGACGCGAAGCCGAATGTTCCGACGACCTGCACCGTTGCCTCTTTGCCTGATACGGGCCAAGTAAAGTCACCGACTGCACGAATGAAGCTGTAAGGGACTGCGATACCGCCAGCGATGCCGTTGAGTGGCTCTAGCTGATAGTCGCTAGTTGTCCAAGTTGTGTCAAAGATACCGTCAGCAGCGCCAGAGCTTTTTACCGAGGTGACAGACACAACATCGTCAATCTCAACAACGTAGGAATCTCTTGGCGTGTAGATTCGTGTTCCAGCGGTTGAGAAGAAGTTGCGCTCGCATACTGCATCTATCTCGCGTGAAGCTGACTCAATAGCAAGCTCTAGCAAGTCGTCGTCAACTGTGTCGGTGATGCGTAGAGAAGCCTTGACCTGTGCAAGTGTGGCGTAGCCGTTTGTGATTGCCATAATGTCTATTCTAGCCGAGAGCGTAGAAACGGAATCCAGTAGTTCTCCCAGATTGTTTCAACGTCAAACTGTTTCGCGAACTCGATTGACCTGGCTGATTCACCGCGATTAGCGTAAGCCTTTTCTAGCGCTGCCATGATGCTACCGATTAGCGGGATCTGGAAGAAAGACTTTTGCGCCTCATCCCAGAACGGTTGGCCTTCGACCAAGAACGAATCCTCGCTTAGCAGGTCAGGGGTTGCAGTCCAGCTTGAACCGATTACCCTAGTGCCACACGCCTGAGCTTCGATTGCAGGGACTCCAAAGCCTTCGCCGTAGCTAACGTGCAACAACGCGTCTAGGCCCGTATAAAGCGCCGCCATTTCCTTGTCAGAGTATCCAAAGCGAAGCTTCTCAGGGTTCGCGAAAATGATTGAGTCTTGAGGGATTCCGCAAGCTCTTGCTAGGTCGTAAAGGTTGAACCCGCCGTAGACCGTAGACGGCTCGGCGTGAACATAGAGCTTCGCCTCTGGGTGCGCCTGTAAGAACATCGCGAAGGCAAAGAGTTTTCGCTGTATGCCTTGCGTGAACTGAACC